AGCGCCACCTACAGCGCCACCGACAGCGCCACCGACAGCGCCACCCGCAGCGCCACCGACAGCGCCACCTACAGCGCCACCGACAGCGCCACCTACAGCGCCACCTACAGCGCCACCGACAGCGCCACCTACAGCGCCACCGGCAGCGCCACCCGCAGCGCCACCGACAGCGCCACCTACAGCGCCACCGACAGCGCCACCGACAGCGCCACCCGCAGCGCCACCGACAGCGCCACCTACAGCGCCACCGACAGCGCCACCGACAGCGCCACCGGCAGCGCCACCGGCAGCGCCACCCGCAGCGCCACCGACAGCGCCACCTACAGCGCCACCGGCGATCTCTCGAACCATTGGGTTTTCCGCGACGATGCACGCGCCGTAGCGAATGACACCGGCGTCGGCGCTTTTGGTCTTCAGTGCGCGGAGCGCGCCTACAATATGTGGCAGGGCGGTAATCAATGGTCTGCGTGGGACAGCTTTATCAGCTTCTTCCGCCACATCGCGAAGCTGCCGATCGACTATTCAAAATACGACCATTGGGAGCAGTTGGCGCGCCACTCTGGCCCGCGCATCGTCCACCCCGATTTCTGCATGATTTCGGATCGCCCTGAAATCCTCATGGTCGATGATCAGGATCGGCCGCACAGCGAAAACGGCCCGTTCTGCCGGTGGCGCGATGGATCGGCGATTTACGCCTGGCACGGCACCTTTGTGCCAGCGCGGTGGATTGAAGATCGCGACGGCGTCGATCCCATCGAGGTTCTGAAAGCGCCAAATGTGGAACAGCGCGCGGCGGGGCTCGCTATTCTCGGATCGCGGATGATCCCCGCTCTCATTGAGCAGAAGCGCGGCAAGTTCATCGACGACAGTGGCTCTGCCGATGTTGGTCGCCTCTTTGAGGTGAAACTACCCGGCCTCGACAATCCAGGGCGGTACCTCGTCGCCGAGTGCCCGCGCAATGGAACGATCATGGAGGGCGTACCTCTCGTTTCCGACATCGATGGGCTGCCGATCGCCACCGCCATCGCCGCGCAGGCGTGGCGCATCGGCGACCCTCAATCCGAATATTGCCACCCGATGGCTCGCACCTGAGCCCATTGGAAACCCGAGGAGAACAGACGTGAAAAAGATTATCGGCGCTCAAGGGGAAATCACGATCATCCAGATCGACGCTCTCCCTGCCATGCAGACCAAGCCGGTCGAGCGGAACACCAAGGGCTGGATCATCAGCCACAGCAAGAGCGGGCATCATCACCTGTTGACCGGTGGCGATGTCATGGAGCGGGTCGACGTGCCGACCGGCATGCAGAAGCTCTACGCCATTCTCGATAAGCCCGCCTCGCTCATCCAGGACGCGGCCGTTCCGCATGGCGGCTACGACTTGCCCGCCGGGATCTTCGAGTTTCGCATCGCGCGGGAATTCGACCCGTTTGCCGAAGAGGCGCGCCGCGTAGCCGACTGATTTCCCCTCATCCCGAAGTGCGATTTCGGGATGACGATGAGACCAGTTCCAAGAGGCAATTATGGCTGTGGAAATTCAAGACACCGCTGAAACCATCCAGATCCCAGTCAAGTGGGCAGGGGGAAAGTGCCCAGTCGCGCCGCTGACGCTGGTCAAGGTCCAGTGCGCGTTCGAGACCGAGTTCGATCATTCGCAGATGCCATGTCGTGCGCAGGCATGGGCCGATAACTGGCGGCGTGATCCAGCCTTTCCGCAAGAGCTGGCGATCACCCACTATGTCGTGGTCGAATCGCAATGATCCGCGTCGATGTCCGCCCGCGTAAGCGGAACAGCATGAAGGCCGACGCCGATCGCCGGTTTCCAACCCATCTCGCCTGGTTGCGCAAACGGCCGTGCCTGATCGAGGGGAGGGCAGGGCACATCTGCTCAGGCGTCATGGAGGCTTCGCACTCCGATGCCGACGGTATGAAGGGCATTTCGCTCAAGAGCCCTGACTATCATGCCGCCCCGCTTTGCTCGGGGGCGCATCGCGAAAAGGATTCTATAGGCATCCGCACCTGGGAGGCGAAATACGGCGTTGATCATTTCGAGGCGGGGTGCGCCTATGGGCGTCAGTCGCCGCACCGCGCGCGCTGGGCGCATGTCGAGGGCGCGCCGAAGTGAGCCGCTCCCCCGATCTTGGCCTGGCCATTAGCGAGCTGCGGACAGTTTTCGCGCAAATGCGGCGCGAGCGGGCAAAACTCGACTGGGAGGATGTGCGCAACAACCTCAACCGTCAGGCAGCGGTGATGGCCTATGTGCGCGAACTCCGGTCGCAGATTTTGCTCCGTGCCGATCGTATCGGGATCGAATACGACGCGTTCATCGCCATTCTCGCCACAGATGCCGATGAGCAACGCCGTCTCAAACGAAAGCCGAGCGCACGGCAGATGACTGTAGCGTTGCGCGCGGAGCGTAACCGCTGCCTCCTGCGCGCTGAAGTAACTAAGGACGCACTTGCGCAGGCCGAGGCGCAGCATCGTGAGGCCCTGCGCATGGATGCCGCGTCATGCGCGGCGTGCATCGCCTATACCGGGTATCCCAGCTGATGAGCGAGGAACGCATCTGCGCGGGTCGCCAGCCGGAAGTAATGTTGGTCACACCCTCCAACCCCAACCCTTGGTACGGGACGATCCGAGAGGGTCGCCGCTTTACCGAGCAGCAGAATGCCAAGCTGATCAGCGCCAACAAGGATCCGCTGACGTGCGAATCGATCGAGGTTCGGCGCAACGCGACCGATCGCGAATATTATTGGCCAACCGGCACATACCCACCCTTTTTCGCTTTCGACTGCCCCGTGCTCGCACGGATGGCCGATGGGCGGGTCAAGGTCATTGCCCCCTCGGGCCAGAACAAAATCGTCCTGAAGGATGGTTGGGTAACCCGGCCTGGTCGCCGCAAATCGTGGAACCCATACGCATGAACACACGCACGTTCCATCGCCGAGTGGCTCGTTACCTCGTCGCCGAGGAATTGCAGATGGAGGATACCCCGGCTGCTCCTCGCGCAGGATGCACGCTGCCGCTGCTCGCAGGCTTTCTGTCAACCATCGCGATCGGGCTCTGTGTGCCTGGCGTCGCAGCTATCGTCATGGGAGCACACTAATGCCCCGTGAGACCAAACAAAGCGTGAGGATATTTCCAGGAGACTATCTGGTATTCCGCTTGGGACCGCAGGGCTCCGGCGATCGCCTCGCAGGCCAGCCGCTGCCAACGCCGCGACATAAGTTCCCCGCCCCGGCCATTGCCGAAGCAGAGCGCCTCAACGGCCATTTCCCCGAAAGCACCTTCGTCGTGATGCGCGAGATCGCGCGCGTCAAACAGGTCCGCATCCAGAAACAGGAGGAATCCCGATGATCAGCGAACGCTATCGCCGCGTCCACATTGCAGCAGATCGTCGCGCCCCGTTCGCGATCGTGCGCGCCAGCGGCCCCGCGCGTGCGCCGCGTGGCGCGCCCGGCCTGATCGAGCGCGTCCTGTCCTGGGTGTTCGGGTCGTGACCGCCCCCGAATCCGCGCCGATGCGCGAGGATGTGACGCAGGCTGATCGCGACGTTGCAGAAGCCATCGTATCGCATACGCGCGGCTATGCCGTTCGTCTGCCAAACGATCAACATACAGCAATCCAGCTTGCTGCCCGCCATCGCCTCGCCCACACCGTCCGCCCCAACGCCGGGGAGGTTCGATCTGCGCACCATGCTTTGATCCAAGCGGGGATGCACGAAAGCACCAATACGGCGATTGACCTTATTCCGTACGATGTGGCTGTTCGCGCCCTCAGGGACCAAGCACTGTCCCGCCCCTACGCCGGGGATGATTATGTCCTGCCGTGCGACGTTCATTTACCGCCTGCTATCGTGATAAGGGCTGGTTGTCCGCTTAGCACACTCAAACTGGCGATGGAGTGGGAGGGCAGGCCGCGACATTTCGAGGGCAATCCTCGCTACTATGTCCCTACCGACGCCGGGGATGAGGTCGAGCGGGTGGCGGAACTCACGCCATGGCCGGGGTCGCACCTCTACGAGATGGAGAATAGCCCCGCCTCCATGCGCGATGATGCCTCCCAAACTGAGATGGACGAACACGGAGAGGCGATGGTTTGCACAGGCTGCGGCACTACGCGCACCGTTGCGGCTATCCGGGCGGCGTCGGCAACGGCGTTCACATGCTGCCCCGAGCGTAAGATGGTGCCCATTCGATCCGCCATGCGCGAGGGGGTGGACCGGGGGCTGGTGGAGACCGCGCAAGTTGCAGATGCGATCCGCAGTTTCATGGTAGCCCAATCGGACGATACTGTGCTGCTTCCGGCCATCCAATTCATCGGAAACCGCGGCGATCTGCTGGCCGCGCATATTGCCGCCGCCCTCTCGCGCAAGGAGCCGATCCGATGAGCGAGGTAACGAGCGGGGTCGTGGAGCTTGCAGAGCGGGTCGAGCGAGGAACTGGCATTAGCAATCGGCTCGATGCCGAGATCGAGATTGCGCTGTTCAATCCTCCTGAAGATGGTTTCGTATCAGTCCGGAAAAACAGATCTGGGTCGAAGCTGATCTATACGCAGCAAGATGGCCGCGAAGTAACGCACTGGCCGGCGGACTGGACCATGGACCGATCACGGGCAGCAGCCCTTCTCCGCGCCTGCGCCCTCTCCCTCCCATCCCCAACCGAGGAAGCACCCGCCGCAGCTGGTCTGACGGCCATGACACAGGCCGAAGATGAAGCGCGGGGGATGGTCTGATGGCGTGCGGCTGCATCAAAACCGTCGACGCCAAGCTGGCTGAGCGCAACACCCGGATCATGCTGCCGATCATGCTTGGCAGCGATCAGACGCCGCGCGTGATGATCGTCACAGACCAGATCGTAACCGGCCGCGGGAAGCCGAAGGCCTGCGGCATGTTCGCGACCTACTGCCCGTTCTGTGGCGTGGCATATCGCTCGGAGCCGATAGCATGAAGCCGACCGCCGCTGCAAAAGCACGCCGAACGATGCTCATGATCGAGATCCCACGCGATGAACTGGCGTGCCGAATCGCAGAGGCATCGATCGGCGCGACACGCCCGGCCGGGCTGACTGTTGCCGAGGCGTTCGCACAAATGGAGAGGATTGATCCCGGCCAGCCCGAGCGTTGGCGGCGTTCTGCTGATGCCGCCGTGCGCTATTTCCACGAATGCACCAACGCCGGGAGGCAGCCGTCATGACCCGCGCCCTCGCATCTCTCCCCGATTGGCCCGCCGCGCTCACCGAAGCGGAAGCACTCGAATTCACGCGCGTCAGCGCGGCGCAGATGAAGGAGTGGCGCGAGCGCGGCGTAGTGCGGTTCGTGCCGCGCGGCCGCAACGGCGCTGCAATCGCGCAGCTATCCGAGCTCAAGGCGGCGCTTGCCGCGATGTTCGATAGCGGATCGGCGACCGGCACAGACGAATGGTTCGACGACTGATGGCCCTCGACCGCCTCCCTGCCTATGTCCGCAAGCTGCGCAACGCGATCGGCGAGGACGTCTTTTATTGGGAACTGCCCGCCTGGGCGCGACCGGTGAAGGACGAAAAGACCGGCGCGATGGTGCCAGCGATGCGCAACGGCCGGCCTATGCTGCTGACCTCCGAACGCCTCGGAACCGACCGCGCGCTGATGCACGCCAAGGCCAAGGTGCTGAACGCCGCGCTCGCCGACTGGCGCAAGGGTGCCGCGGGCGCGTCGATGGTGCAGGGCAGCGTCGAGTGGCTGTTCCAGTGGTATCGGAAGCAGACGCGCTTCACGTCGAAGAAGGCGAAGACACGCGCCGACTATGGCAAGCTGATGGACATGCTCGCTGCGCGCGAGACGAAGAAGGGCGCGCCGCCGTTCGGCAAGCGCCGCGCGGGCGACGTCGACGCCGCCGCCGCCGACCGGCTCTATGAGAAGCTGCGCGCCGACACCGGCCCGCGCCAGGCGACCTACGCCATGCAGGTCTGCCGGCTGGTCTGGTCGTGGGCAGCGCGCCACCACAAGGTGACCGGGGTCAAGGAAAACCCATTCATGGGCATGGGGCTCAAGAGCACCGCCGCCAAGGGCAACCGCGCAACGCCGCGTGCTGAGTACACCGCCTATCGCGAGAAGGCGCGCGAGATGGGCTTCCAGTCGATGGCAACCGCCGCCGCGCTGTGCTTCGAATGCTGCCAACGCGTGTCCGACGCGTTCGGTTATGTCGATCCCGATGCGCCCGACCGCGCCGCGATCGTGTGGGAAGGGTATCAGCCCGGCGTCGAGATCACCTTGATCCAGGCGAAGACCGGGAATGGCGTGACGCTGCCGCTATTCGAAGACGTCGCGATCGATGGGGGAGGGGTCGAGCGCGTCCGGCTCTATCCGGAGCTCGAGGACGAGCTTGCTCGGTCACGCGCCGCGGCAGGCGCCGACGCCACCGGCCCGATCGTCGTCGAAGAGCGCAACGGCAAGCGCTACGCCGAGCGGCGTATGTCGAGCGTCCACCGCAAGATCTGCGACGCGCTCGGCTTCCCGAAGGACATGACGTTCACCGGATTCCGGCATGGCGGTATCACCGAGATCGGCGACGCTGGCGAAGACGACGTGCGCGCCGTCTCCGGTCACAAGACGCTCGCCGTCACCAAGATCTACAACAAGGCGAACGCCGAGAAGGCGCGCCGGATCGCGTCGGTGCGGCGCGAGCATATCGCGCGGATTGGCGCGCTGGACGAGGCGAGGGGGGAGTGAGCTATTTGCCGCGGCGTTTTAGCTCGCGTTCGACGGCTTCGCGGATGAACTCCGATCGCTTCCCCTTACCCGCAAGCGCGTCGATCTGCGCGAGAATCTCCGGCGCCAACCGGATGGCTGTGAACTTCACACCGAGAGAAGGGCGACCCATCTGCGGCGCACTAACCGTTACACAATTATTTGCAAGTGGTGGCATCGTGGGCTTGACCTAACCGTTATACAGAAGCATATAAGCGTTATACAGTTTGGAGGCAAGCCATGTTGAAGTTCGAAGATCTGGTCGACGGTGCGCTGTACGAAATCCTCTATGAGGATGGCACTGGCGTCGGATGCGCTGAGCGTTCCGAGATCGCGGATTTGGCGGGGCAGGGCGTCCTCGGCGCTCCGCTGGATGGCCTTTGGTTCACGCGCCTCGCATGAGGTATCTCGACGTCTGCAGCGGCTACAGCGCCTTCACTCTCGCCAACCAAGGGCTGGGCTTCGAATGCGCTGGCTACTCCGAAATCGAACCGTTCCCGCGCGCCATCCTTGAACAGCGCCATGGCGCTGTCGCGGTCGACTGGGATCACCGCCACGTTCCCGGCTCCAACGTCACGCCGCTGTTCGGCGACTTCACCAAGATCGAGGCTCATCATGTCGGACCTGTTCAGCTCCTTGCCGGCGGTACTCCCTGCCAAGCGTTCAGCGTCGCAGGAAAGCGGCTTGGGCTGGACGATCCGCGCGGCAACCTCACCCTTGAGTTCCTGGCGCTGGCTCGACGCCTTCGCGTCGAATGGCTGGTTTGGGAGAATGTCCCCGGCTTCCTGTCTCACGACGGAGGACGAACGATGGGAACCTTCCTCCGGCTCTTGGGGCAACTCGGGTATGGGTTCGCCTACCGAGTGCTGGACGCTCAATACGTGCGAGTGGACGGGCACGAGAGGGCCGTGCCGCAGCGACGGCGCCGTCTGTTCGTTGTCGGACATCTTGGAGACGCAGCCGGTCCCGCGTCGGTACTATTTGAGCGCGAAAGCCTGCGCGGGGATTCTGCGCCGCGCCGTGAAGCGGGGCAAGGATCTTCCCATGCTGTTGCACCGAGCCTTGTCAGCAGTGGCCGGGGCGTTGAGCGCACCGGGGAAACCCGTGGGCAAGACCCCGTCATAGCAGTTGCTCAGGTTGCGGGCATGCTTCTGGCTGGCGGCAATAAGACTGGTGGCGATCGGCAACCGGGCATGGGGCAGGAGACTGCCGACACGATGCTTGTCGCTCATTCGCTGCGCGCAGAAGGATTCGACGCCGGCGAGGATGGCACGGGACGCGGGACGCCACTGATCCCGGTCTATGCCATCAACAGCGAAGCCCTAGATCGATCGGGCGAGGGTGCGGCTGGAAATGCCGCCGAGCGTGCAGGGCTGGGCATACAGGCTGACGTTGGCTACTCGCTGCGGAGCAAGCGACCAGATGCCGTAGCTTTCCAGACCAGCGGAAATTGCGGAGCGTGGGAGACCAGCCCGATTATCGGCGCGCTCGACACTGGCACTGACCCAAGCAGCCACGTCGTTGCGGAACCCGTTGCGTTCTCGCTCCGCGGTCGAGACGGTGAGCCACAAGCCGAACCCGCCGAGGATGGACTCGCACCGTCGCTGCGCGCTGTGGCGGGCGGATCATCGCACGCGTTCCTCGCGCAGGAGTGGGCAGTCCGCCGCCTCACGCCGACCGAGTGTGAGCGTCTGATGGGCGTGCCCGACGGCTTCACCGCGATCACCTATCGCAACAAGCCCGCCGCCGATGGCCCGCGATACAAGGCGCTCGGCAATAGCCAGGCGGTCAACGTGATGCGCTGGATCGCGCACGGGCTGTCTGATGTCGTCGCTGCTCAAGCGCAGAGGGACATGGCGGCATGAAAATCGACCCCAAAACAGACCGCGAACGAACCGAGTTTGTCGGAAAGCGTGTCGGAGAACATGTCGGAGCCACCGCAATGCGTCTAAATTATACAGCAAATACGGTGGTTTATGGTGGACGCACTTGGGCTCGAACCAAGGACCCGCTGATTAAGAGTCAGCTGCTCTACCAACTGAGCTATGCGTCCATTTCCGGCGGTCTGGCGAGGCGCTTGGTGGCGCGACCGCTGCGGGAGGTGGCCGGTTAG